AGTTCTTTGGCGACGCCAAATTGGAGCATGAGCCAGTTGTCTTTGCGAAGATCCGCGATCAGGCTTTTGGGTCCATCGGCTCGTCGTTGCCGTCATCGAGGATGCCGAGCATTAGTGCTTGGAGGTCCTTGTCTTTGACTTCGTTTTTGAGGACGTCGATTTCGCCGGGAGAGAACAGCTTTTTGCCGTTTTCGTCCATGGCTTTGCTGATCAGCAGCTGGAGTGCAAATGCGGAGGCGTCGTCCGATTTTGCTTGCTTTTGGGCGCGTTCGCGCTCAGCCATGGTCAGTGGGCTGACATACATCTCGAACATGCTGCCGTCGGACAGTTCGATTTCGCGCTTGGTGGGTTCGAGGTTGGCGGCCTTACGCAGGCGGTCGATGGCGCGGGTAGGGACCGGCATAGCAAGTGATGGTGTATAGGTTTACTGTAGCGTTCCAGCATGAAAAAGCCCCGGCGAACCGGGGCGCTTATCCGTATCCTGTAGCGGTCTATCAGGCGCTGGTGCTGAGGTCGAAGGAAGGAACACCGGCGGGGCGGAAGTTCACGGTAACCGATTGAGCATCGTCGGGGTTGATGTTCATGCTGGCGGAGGTCAGCGTGGCATCGAACTCGATGGAGCGGCTCAGGGTGTCGTCGAGCGAACCACCGGAGAAGACGCGGTCGGTGTACAGCTTGAAGGCGGCGCCGACTTGCTGGCGTTGGAGCACGTCCTCGACCATGCGGTTGGAAAGGGCGGCGTCTTCGTTGGTCATGTAGACCGTTGCGGTGCCGGTGCCGTCGCCGAAGCCAGCGATGTAGGCGCGGAAGGGGACGTATTGACCGGGGGTTTGGCCGATCGTGGTAACGTCGATCTCAGCACGGGTGATCTCGAAGCTCCAGTCGCGGACTTGGCCGACAACGGCGAAGTCGGCGTAGGCCACTTGGAACTCGTTAGGAGCAGCAGCGGTGCCGTCGTCAGTGATGGTGATGGTCGAACCACCCAGAGTGGCGGACACCTGCAGCACGCCGGTAGACGCGGTGTAACCGATGACGTAGTAGGTGGTGCCTCCGGTGATGCCAGCGGGCAGAGTGCCGGTGCCGGAACCGCCGGTTTGGCTGTTCACGACGCTGAACACGACGGGGTCGCCGACCTTGAAGTTCAGGTAGGGAGCAACGGTGATTTCGTCGTCGGTGGTGTTGACGTCGCTTTCGCCGAAGGTGCCGGTCGTACCAGCGGGCTTGTAGTAGAGGGCACCGGAAGTGCCGGACAGAACGGTGGTGGCCATGGGGCGTACCAGGAAATAGAGATTTCTGCGGGCACTGCCCGGCTTCTTATAGGTTAGCGCAAGTAGTTACGACAACACAGTCGCTGTGTAGCCGGTATCGATGCGGCCCATGAAATGAGGCGATTCTTCTGTGGCTGAGAATGTCGGGCCGTTGATTTCGCCTAGCTTGACGTAGACACCTGTGGTTGTTTTTGCGGTGTCGTTGATTGTTTCTAGGGCGTTTACTGCTGTTGTTATTAGTTGTTGGTTGCGGGCCGGACCACGGCCTTTTTCGGTGAAGATGCGGATTACGAGCGCTCCACGGGCATTATCGACGCTGGATGTGAGCGTTGGTTCGTTGGTTAGTCCGAACGTGATGTTGACGCGGACGTATTCGGTGGTTGTGTTGGGTGGGACGGCAGTGATGTTGTCGAAGTACACAGGGACAGGCGGCACCAAGTTGTTGAACGCTGTCAGGAGCGGTGACTCCATGGAAGCTCGGATTGCTTGGTAGTCCATCAGCTGAATAGATCGTCCATCTCAATTTTGACGGCTCGGTCGAGCTTGCCGCCTTCGACGTAAGTGGCGAACCAGTCGAGATCTGCTGTGGCGCTGGATTCGCGGTTAGGGTCGCCCCCGCCGATGTAACCACGGTAGGACGGTTGTTGACGACCGCCGTCGCCTTCCCTGAATTTGCGGAGACCTAGTTGTGTTTGGGGCATGGGGGTTGGCCGGATAAATGCACTTTCCACCAAGTCAGTTGCTTCTGGAACGTAATTGGAAAAGTTTGAGATTGTAAATGTGATTTTGTCTTTGGTAAGGATGCTTTTTACAACCTGCTGGCCGGTAAGTGCTGGAGAATAGATGGGGCGGGGTTCGCCTGGTTGGCCATCGCCTTTTGAGCTGCCGGATGCACCAAGGGGGCTTTCGATTTGCCAAGAGTTGGAAAATTTGCCGGTCCAGCTAGGGCCTTCTTGCTGCAGTTCACGCACTGTTCGCTCTGCGGCAGCTTTTGGGCCGTTAAATACCGTGGTGGCTGCTACACGGTCCAGCTCTTTTAGTAGATTCCAGACACCGTTTCTGGCCATTACTGGGGCCTCACAATAAGGGTGTGGTAGACGGGGTTGTCACCACGGTAGGTCAGGACGTTGATGATCTTGGCTTCGCGGGTCGCTCCAGCTTGGGGGTATTGGACGCGGTCGGCCTCGGTGGGGTAGTAGTCGCCCAATTCTGAGGTTCCGATAAGAATCTTAACATCCGTGGTTTGGTAGAGGCCCTCGGATTCGCGGGGGGTTAGGCGGCTGATGATCCCTTTGACGGTGACTTGGGTGTCCGCTCCAGTCACGGCTCCGGTGGCCGGGTTGTAGGTGCGGGGAGTTGCGGTTTTGATGTAGGTGATGTCTTGGCCCCAGTCGGCGAGGATTTGGTCGGGAACTGGGCCGAAGGTGTCGTCGATGCGTCCCATGTCAACCTCGGTATAGGCGGACGGGGTGGTTGCCGGCGCCGGCGCGGGTGTAGGCGCCCAAGTAGGACTGCAACCAGGGGTAGACGTCGAAAATGTTGTTGATGAGGCCGGGGGTTTGGGTACTGGTGTTGTATTTGACTTTTAGTTCGCCGAGTTCGACTTGGTCGTAGATGCCGGTTGTTCCGGTGCTGCCAGTCAGGGCGTCGGTGTCGTTGGCGAGGGCACGGGCCAGCTCAAATGTGGCGATTTTGATTTCATCGGGGATGAAGGTGCAGGCGAGTTCAATTCCGTCAACTGTGTATTCTTTGCGGGGCCATTTGAGGGCTTGGGTGGTTGTGCAGCGTTCGCCGTAAAAGGTCATTACGTCGATATTGCGCGTTGCGGAGATGAGAGCGCGGTTCTTTTGGTCGTCAGATTTGTCGTCCCAGGTGGTGCTAGATGGGGTGGTTTCGAAGTAGGCGTCGGCCTCCGCCAGCGTGACGTAGCTGTTGGATGAGGCTCCTTCAAGAGTGGCGTCGATGGCAGCTGCCACGGTTAGTACAGGCTTTTTCTCAGTCTAGCTTTGCGGCGTTTGGGGGTCGCTCCAATCACGGTGGCGTGGTAAACAGTGCCGCCGCTTATTTCGATGTCGGCTTGGGCTTCGTCTTGGGAGCCGTATGGGACGTCGATAAACGATTTTGTAGTACCCTTAAGGACGAAGAGTCTTACTTTTTTCATGGTTCCCGACGAGAAGCTGCCTGAAATCAGCGTAGAGAAAAAGGTGTCTGAAGAGCCCAAGCGTGTGGGACGTCCCAGGGCAGTGAAGCCTGAGGAGCCGAAGCCGCGTAAGTGGGAGGATGTGGCTAAGGAGATTCAGAAGCTGCGGAAGGTGGGGATGAGCGTTCCACGGATTGCGGAGAAGCTGGAGTTGACGTATGGGATTGTGAATCAGATTATGTTGCGGTCGTACAAGATGACGGCGAACACCAAGAAGGTGTTTGAGCGGCATGAGGCGAAGCGGCTTGGGCTGTAGGCATTAAAAAAGGCCCCCGTTTTGGGGGCCTGTAGTTGGTTTGAGGGTCAGGCGTAGGTGCTGACATCAAACGGCGTGTTGACCAGCAGACGGACCACGGGGACCATCTTGGTGGTGGAGAACACGAGGTTCCAGCTGCCGGTGGCGGCCAGGTTGCCGGTGGTGGCGGCGTTGGTGGGGTTGTCGCCGGCGGCGGCCCACTTGGTGCCGGTGATGTGGTAGCCGTAGTGGTAGTCCACGGCGATCACGTCCTGCATGGACAGGATGTTGCGGTCGGCAGCCAGACGCAGGTCCTGTTGGATGCCTTCGGAGACCACGCCGCTCTTGAACATGTACACGGGGTACTTGACAAGGTGGGTGGAGGTTCCGCCGGCCAGGGAGGTCAGCTGGTCATCGATCACGACGCGCATACCAGCGAAGGTCATCACTTCGGGCTGGGACACGCCCACACCGCCTGCGCCCCAGGTCACAGCGCCGGCTGCGGCCAGTGCGGAGGTGCTGAAGGTCAGCATTCCGATCTGTTGCAGGTAGTAAGCAACAGCGGAGTGCATGGCGATGGTGTCGATCTCCTCGCCGCGCTCGCCAAGTTTGTTCTTGGCTTGGATCACGTTGGCGACGGAGATGTAGTTGTCTTCGTCGGCAGACGTGGTGCCGGTGGCGTCATACTGGTTGGCGCCGAGCACGCCAGCAGCGGAGATGCCGCCGAAGAGGCCCAGCAGTTGGGCTTTCAGGGTGGCGGTCTTCAGCTTGTTGATGGCGGCGGTCAGCTGGTTGCGGACGTGGGCCAGGGGGTCCGCTCCAGAGCCGAGCTGGGAGAGATCGTCTGCGGCGTAGGCGAAGCCACGGTGCAGGATCGTCATGATCTGCTCGTCAGCGCTGGTGCCCTGAGGAGTCAGATAGCCGGCGGTGCTGGTGCCCCAGTCGTCGGCAGAGGTAATCTGCTCTTCGGTGGGGTTGATGGGATCGAAGAAAGGAACGCGAACGCGGGTGCCGCCGGAGCGGGCGTCCAAGGCAGCGTTGCGTTGCACGATGCCGCTTTGGATCCACTTCGATTGCTCGAAGATGCCCTCAGCGGTGTACTGAAGAAATTCAGGACGGGTGACGAGATCCGACAGGAATGTTCCGCCGGAATAGTTCTCAGAAATGGCAGCCATTTGGGGCTCCTAGCAAGGTTTGCAGAGGCGTCCCACGGGGACTTACTTTCCGGCTTCGGCTTTCAGTAACTGAGCTTTTTCGGGATCACGGGACAACATGATCATTTGCTCGGTTACGTTCCAGCTGTCTTTCAACCACGGGTTGTTTTGGCCGGGCAGGGAGGTGGCGCGGGCACTGCCTGCTACACCCATGCCGGAGCGATTTGAAGCAGCAAAATGATGCTCGTAGCCGCTACCGGGGTTCTTCAGATTAGCGAGGTATTCGCTAACCGGGACTTCGACACCGCCGACAACTGCCACAGGCTGGCCGTCTTTGGTGCGGATATTGTCCTCAATTAGACGATACAGCTGGTCGGGTGCTAATGCACCAGCTTGAGAGAGTTGGCTGACGGTTGCGGCGCGGGTTTGTTGTTTGGAATACCCCTGTTGGAGTTTTTCCATTTCTGCGTCTTTGGAGAGGATTTGTTGTTTGAGTTCAGCGACGGTGTTTTGGGCTTCTTCCCAGAGGGTTTTGTAGTCGCCGGAGTCGGCAAGTTTGGCGGTTTTGGTTTCTTCGTAGGCGTTTTTTAGCTCGTCGAGCTGTTGCTGGAGCGTTTCGCGGTTTTCGCGGTCTTTGCGGCGCTCGGCGATTAGCTCGGCGTTTTTGGCTTTGAGTGCTTCAACTTGGGCGGCAAAGTCCGCACCATCAGCCACGGGCGCAGGTGCTTTGGGCTCCACAGGAGCTTGAACTTGCTGTTCTTCGGACACGGTCTTGTAGTAGACGGACAGTTCAGTCTACTTGGTTGTTGTCCACTACAGTGATGGGCTGTGTGGCGTTGAGTTCGGCTTCGATGTCAACGTTGTCGGGGAGGACTTCGCCTCGGCGGAGGACGTCGAGGAGAAGGCGGTCGCTGATTTTGCCGGATTCGTTGAGTTGGGAGAGGACGGAGACGTCTTGGCCGATGAGGCGGTAGAAGTCGAAGTCACGGTCCACCTTGATGCGGGGTGGTTCGATGCCGACGTAGCGGGAGGCGAAGTCGAAGGCTTGGTTGAGGGCGCTTTCCAGTTCTTGGCTGATGATGGCGAGGACGGAGCTGCTTTGGGCTTGGTCGATGCGTTTGGCGTCGGCGGATTCGGCGACGAATTTTTGGCCTAGGAGTTTGGTGACGCCGAGGGTGGACATTTGGGCTTCGAGGGAGTTCAGCTCGTTCATTTGAGCGTCGAAGCTGGTGGCGTCGGATTGGACGTAGTACGCCTTGTTGCCGGGTTGCATGGCGATGGCGTAGTTGACGCCCATGGTGGCGGAGCCGGTGGTGTCGTCCCAGCCCTCTAGGACGAGGGTGGGCATTGCGGCGATGTGGAGGGCGTGGATGAGGTCGGCTTGGCGTTGGTAGTGGGTGATGTTGAGGTTGGCGATGTCGAGGAGTGGGGGCTGGGAGCGCAGCATTCCACGGCGGTTGCTGTAGATGGGAACGACGGGGATGTCGTCGAGGCTGTAGTCGCCGGTTTGGCTGAATTCGACGACGTCTTGGCCGAGGGTGTAGAGGTCGTAGCGGCCTGGGTAGATGACCCGCATTTGTTCGATTTGCTCTTCGCCGAAGTCGTTGAGCGGGCGGGTTGTGTATTCGTGGATGCGGATTTGGGTTAGTGGACTTCCGGGCATCGTGCTCTCTTGGCGCCATCCCCAGATCTGTGGTGCATCGACATGGACGAAGTACGGCCTCCGTCCCATGGCACGTTCTTCGGCGAGATTTCGGGCGCCAGTAGCGGCTGGGTAGTCGATAAGGACTGCGCTATGGCCGTAGGTAAGGCTGCTGACCAGAGCACGACGCGCATATTCATCGAGGTTGGAGCCGATTCCGTCGATGTTTTGGCTGAGTTCGACCCAGTAGGGATCGCCCTCGATTTGGATGGGTTTGCGGAGGATCGTTCCAGCGGCTGTTTCGATGAGGCGGCTGGTGTAGGGGGAGAGGACGGAGCGGTCTACGCGGGTTTGGTAGGCGTCGTCGTCTTCGCGGGGTTCTTGGGGGAGGTATGTTTCGCTGAGATCGCGGATGTAGCTCGTTCCACGGGTGACGGCGGCCATGGTTTGCCAGTCGGTCATCATGGCGATGACTTCGAGGTCGCGGACGAAGGGCGACTCGCTGACAACAGCGCCTGTTGGTGGGATGTTTGCGCTGTAGACCACGGTTTACACTACATTCCTTACCATTTCACTTTATCAGCCCAGTAGGCGGCTGACATTTTGCCTTTTTTGATGTTGGCGGCGTGGCGGGCTTTGAAGGCTTTGTTGCGGGCCGTACCAGCGGGGCTGCCGCTTACGCCTTGTTGGCCGAAGCGGATGAGTTTGATTTGGTTGCCTTCTTTGGCGAGGACGGCGTGGCTTTTGCTGGGGTGATTTGGGGTGCGTTTGGGTTTGTTGTAACCCGCAAATTTTTCGCCTCGGTATTCAATCATCGCGCAAACCACAGATGAAGTTGCCGTCTTGGGTGATTAGATTATCGCCGGTTTGGGTTAGCAGGCATATGAGGATGCGGATGCGCGTTTGTACTGCCGCGATTGTGTTAAGGCTTGTGGCGCTTAACCGCATCAGTACAGCTCCGTTAGTTCGAGTGTGGCGTCGGTGGAGGCGGC